GAGGATGCCGTCCAGGTGATCGATCAGCAAGTGCGCCAGCTTCTCAAAAGCGGGCAGCCGTTGCCATCGAAGCTGCAACGTCCAACTCTTCAGATAGCGCAACATCGCGCCCTCGTACGTGTAGGTCCACAGCCGTTCCAGACTTTCCTTGAGCAAGTAAGCCTTCATGACCCTACGATTCAGGCTGAACAGCACGTTCAGCTGCTGCTTCTTGTCCGGCGCCAGATGGACCCACCGGGTGAGCAGCAGCCATCGCTTGCCCTTCACCAAGCTGCGCATTCGGCCACCCTTGCGGAAGAACTCCGCCCGCCGTACTTCGTCCACAGCCTTGTTGGCGTGCTGCATAATATGGAACTTGTCGTAGATGATGGCGCAGTGTGGCGCCCACTCCCGGATGCTGGTTGTGTACGCCTCCCACATGTCTACGCACGCGGCCTCGATCCGCTGCCGCTGCCGTGCGTTCAACTGGCTCCGGAAGAACTCGTCGAGGGTTTCTTTTTTGCGCTCCAGACCAAACCACAGCGGCTCTCCGCTTTCCAAATTGCTGACCACCGTGACGAATTTCGTCTTCTTTCCAAGAAAGATCTCGTCCACGCCCATCTGATGTAAAGCGGGCCTCTTGCGCGCCGCGTTCCAACGCTCCAAGGTTCGTAGATCGATGGCTCGGACCGTGCTCTCGGCCAAGCCAAACTGCTTGGCCACCCGCCGCGCTGAAGCACTCTCGCAGGCCTCTCCGACAGCGTCCTCGAAGCGCTTGCTGAAAGGCGCCTTGCCCGGTAACTGTTCCACTTTCTCGATCTTCAAGCCACAGTCCGGACAGCGCACCCGGTACAGTTCAATTACCACTGTCGTGCGAAACTTTCCCCACGGTAGGTCCCGCACCTCTCGCTCGGTGATGTCGGCAGGCTCTTCCATCCGTCGCCCACAACCTGAACAAATCAACCGCCGATTCCCGCGTTTACGCCGCACCCACAGCTTTAATGTCTTGGCTTTCTCGTCAATTTCCTGCTGGTAGACCGTGTAGCCCGGCCAGTCCAGAATCTTGGTCCAGTCATCTCGTCGCAACCCGCCAGTCTACCGAACTCCTAGCCTTCACAACTTCCACGCCGGCGCGGGTCCTGTCAGATTCCTGCTCACAGCCGAATTTTCTGGACACTATGTCTATAGGAGAGAAGCTCCGGGCCGTGAGCGGATGTTCGCGGGCCTTTCGGAGCTTTTTTCTTTCCCCCTGTAGCATCCGGCTTGGTGATTTCTCAATGCATCGGGTGGACGTTTCGCACCGACACTTTCGGGCTGCTTTCGGTGACGCGCAGCTTCTTCGATGGGATCCGTCTCTCTGGCCTCCTAGGCAGCTCAGAGACGAGGCGCAAACTCCCGCCAGTGATTCGCCCGACCAAGCACTTCCGTATCACCGCTCCTGAGCGTCGCTCGACGGCGCCGACAAGCAGGCTCGACTGAGCGGTCGAACATTGTCAATTTCTTCCTCATCGACACTCGGCGCTACGTGTGTCTTGAGAACGCTGCTCGCCAGTGTGCCAGCGGGCTCAAGGCTCATCGAGTGACGATTTTCAGTACGCCCGCAGTCTCTCCGCGGGCTATTCATTCCGCCAAAATTCGTGAATCTCATTCTGTCGGAGATTCAGCTTATCCACTCTAACGAACCAATTGTCCAACCGTAGCGGATCGATCTCCCGTCGCTACGACGCAGTCAATTGCATCCCTTCTCCGGAAAAAAACAAATGCATTTACAACTAGAATTCTGGCCAATCGGCCGGTTCACACCCTACACCCGCAATCTTAGAGACAACGATCATGCAGTCGATCGCATGGTGGAGTCAATCACAGAGTACGGATTTAAGATTCCCGTCCTTGCCCTCAGCAACGGCGAACTCGTGGACGGCCACCTTCGCTACAGAGCGGCGCAGAAGCTCCAATTGCCCGAGCTGCCCGTCATTGTGTGCGACGAATGGTCCCCTGAGCAAGTGAAAGGCTTCCGCCTGATGGTGAATCGTTCGGCAACCTGGGCCGACTTCAACATCGAACTCGTCGCCTTAGAACTCGAAGAACTGAAGGGTATGAAGTTGGATCTCAAACTCACCGGATTCACGCCACTCGAAATCAACAAGTGTCTTTTCTCACACCGGGCCAACGCGACGGAAGATAAGATTCCCCAGCTTCCGCGCGAACCCGTAACGCGGCTCGGCGACCGTTGGCGGTGTGGCGCGCATCTGGTGCTGTGTGGCGACGCCACGTCGAAGGACGCCGTGACGCTGCTGTTAGGCGATGTGAAGCCCGTGCTGATGGTGACGGATCCTCCCTATGGAGTTTCGCTCGATCCCTGCTGGCGCGAGCGTGCCGGGTGCGGCAAGCAGCGGCAGATAGGAGTAATCCCCAATGACAACCGGGTGGATTGGACTGAAGCTTGGAAGCTCTTTACCGGCGATGTGGCCTACGTCTGGCACGCCGGTGTGCACGCTGCCGAAGTCGCCCGGAACCTCGAATCCGCCGGCTTTCGAATTCGTGCCCAGATCATCTGGGTCAAACAGCATTTTGCTTTGGGGCGCGGTGATTTTCACTGGCAGCATGAACCGTGTTGGTACGCCGTGCGCGAAGGCAGGTCCTCGCACTGGTCTGGGGACCGTACTCAGTCCACCGTCTGGCAAGTACGCAATCTGAACCCGTTCGGCGGATCGCACGAGGAGCCGGCCACCGGCCATGGCGCACAGAAGCCGCTCGAACTCATGCGGCGGCCGATCTTGAATAACACCCGTCAAGGTGAGATCGCCTACGATCCATACCTGGGCTCCGGCACTACGCTGATTGCGGCAGAATCCACCGATCGCATCTGCTATGGCTTGGAAATCGATCCAGCCTATGTGGATGTGATTGTCGGCCGTTGGCAAAAGCTCACGGGTAAGCAGGCCGTGCTCGAAGGCCATGGACGCAGCTTTGAGGAAGTCTCCTCAGAGCGCATTCTACGCGCGGTGCAGGTGTAAAATGCCACGCCCCAAACTCAACCCGACCGAAGAACAACGCGGTCAAGTCAGGGCGCTCGCGGCCTGTGGAGTTCCGCAGCAAACCATAGCGCGATGGGTGGGCGTGCGGTCTGAAAAGACCATTCGCAAGCATTTTCGCAAGGAGCTTGATTTCGGAGCTCTGGAAGCTAATGCCAATGTGTCCAACACCGCCTATGAAATGGCAGTCTCAGGCAAATTCCCGGCGCTCACTATGTTTTGGCTGGCACGCCGGGCCGGCTGGCCCAACGCTCCGAGCTACACGCCTAGCCCTACACAACCGGCTCCCTTTGTAGTGGCCAAAGATGACGGAGGCGAACAATGATGATCCGTTTAAAACCACCCCAATGGAAGGTCTTCAACTGTCCTTCTCGTTTTCGGATTCTGGTGGCTGGCCGCCGATTCGGAAAAACTTATTTGGCCACGGTCGAGTTATGCCGGGCGGCTTGGGCCGCCCGGCGTCTGGTCTGGTATGTTGCCCCGACTTATAAACAAGCCAAGCGCATCGCATGGAACCCGCTTAAACACATGACCCGGCCCTACTGGGCTTCGATCCCCAACGAAACCGATCTCAGGATCGAGCTCACCAGCGGCGGAACCATCTGCCTGCGTGGGGCCGATAACTACGATTCGTTGCGCGGAGACGGACTGGACTTTCTCATCCTCGACGAGTATGCCTCGATCGCGCGCGAGGCCTGGACCGAAGTGTTGCGGCCGGCCTTGGCTGACAAGCAGGGCCGAGCGGTCTTCATCGGCACGCCCCGAGGCTATGATCATTTCTACGATCTCTACCAGGAGGCGCAGGGCAAGGAGTCTTGGAAAACCTTTCAGTTCACGACCGAGCAAGGCGGCAATGTCTCCAAGGCGGAACTCGAAAGTGCCACCCAGGAACTGGACGAGCGCACCTACCGGCAGGAGTTTCAAGCCAGCTTCGAGAACGTCGCCAGCGGTCTGGTGTACCACGCGTTCGATCGAAGCGGCAATGTGACCGAGGCCGAGTATGATCGCCGGCTGCCGCTATTCTGGTCGCTCGACTTCAATGTCCATCCGATGTGTTCGGTTATCGGCCAACGGGATGGTGAGAAGGTGTTTGTGATCGATGAGCTGGCTTTGCCGGATTCCAACACCTTGTTTGCCTGCGAGCAATTTCTCGACCGAACGGTGCCGTGGGTAGGGAGCTCGAATCTTCCCATCCAGCTCGATATCTATGGCGATGCGACCGGCGATAGCCGCAGGTCATCGGCCTCCCGCACCGACTGGGAGATCGTAAGAGAGTTCTTCAATCGTCATCGAGATTGCTTCCGTGTCTCGTTCAAAGTTGGCAGCTCCAATCCACCGGTTAGGGACCGCACCAACTGCGTAAATGCAATGTTGAGAAACCAGGCCGGCTATCGCAGGCTGTTCATTTCTCCGCGCTCGAAGCAGCTGATCAAAGACCTGGAGCGCGTACAGTGGAAGACGGACTCGAATGGGAACCCACTCGGCGAGATCGACAAATCCGAGCCCGCTCGCACGCACACCAGCGATGCGCTGGGCTACATGATTGCCAAGGAATTTCCAATGCAGGCGACCATTGGTTATCGGTCGGAAAGAATCGTCTGAAAACGCAATTTTCTGAGCCAGAAAATACGCTTCCACGACTTGCTTTCTGGGCCCCAGGGAGCGTCCATGGAACTGTGGTCAATGCCCGCGGAGAAAGGATCGAAAA